TAAGTTTTCAACATTATTGTTTTTAGGGTTACCATCAATATGATTGATACATTTTTTACCTTTTATAGTTGGTATAAAAGCGAAAGCTACTAATCTATGAACTAAAGCATCTTTCGGTTTACCATTTTTCCAAAGCGTCACTCTTACATCTCTGCCGTTGGGCGTTTTATCTTTTAAGTAACGCTGCTTCCAATGTCGCCATTTTTTATAGCGTTTCGACCAACTAACTTTATCTTTATGAGTTCTTACTCGTCCTTTATTGCTAACTTCATAAATACCTTCGTAACCTACAACATCTTTCCAAATTTCGTTCATCTAGTACCTCCTAAAACGGGAGCGTAGAATCATCGATATCAATAGGACCATTAGCGTTAGCAAAAGGATTATCTTGACTGCTTAATGATTGTTTAGGTTGTTGACCATTCGCTGCTTGTTCTTTTTGTTTCATTGCATCAGTTTTAGGTTCAGGTTTATTTACTACTTCATCACCTTTGTTCCAAACTTTAAGGAATGAAAGTCGTACGAAGTATTTACCTTGGTCCTCATTGAATTTATTTTTCAACACGATAGTTGTGTACTTATTGATTAGTTGATCAGTATCAAAACTTAAATCTGGTAAGTTTAATTTAATTCCTAGACGTGTTAATAATTCGATGTACTGCTTTTCTTGGAAATCTTCTCTGAATGGTGGCACGCATTGGTTATGACTGAATTGTTTACCTTCATTATTTTCAAATACGATAGTGAAGTAGCGGTTCTCTTTATCGTTGAATTGAACTTCTTTAACTTTTACTGTAAATTCCCCAGCGCCTAAGAAGTCGCCGCCTTTTAAAAATTTCTCTTGATTAGTATCTTTAACGTGGTTTGCTTGTCCTGTAATTTTCATAATTTATATACCGTCCTTTTTAAATAATTTGTAAACTTCCACATGGAAGTAATTTGATAATTTTTCTAATGTTCCAAATGATATTTGTTTAGTTCGACCTTTAGAAATATCAGTCACACAACTTCTTGCAATGCCAGTTTCTCTAAAAACATCTGAAATAGTTTTTTCTTCTTTTGCCATTAGAACTCTAATGTTTTGAGCGACAATTTTATTAATTTCCATTTCTGATAGCCTCCACTACGTCAGTAAGACTTGGATTAATAAATTTTTTATCTGTGATTTTTACACTAGGTGAATGTCTGATTTTTGTTTCGAATATCGGCGATGGTTCGGCGTTGAATATATATCTGTAATCCTTTTGACCCTCTCTGTCGTATTCTTCTATTGTCATTCTTCCAAGCACATCAGATTGGCTTATGACCGCCTTTTTAATCTGTTCCTGTGCTTCAATAGTGACTGTTGGATTAATAGTGCTGCCTTCTTCGTCTTTGTCTTTGTTGATTCCTTCATGACCACTGACAGCTAAGTGGAATTGATACTGTTCTTGCAATTTAGAAATGTATCTGTAAATGTGTACAATTCTTGTTGCAGTTTCGCCCCAATCATTAAATGTAGGCTTTCTACTTTTGCCTTTCATTACATCATCAATAGTGATGTCACGTAACTTCTGAATAGTTTCTATGACTACTACATCAATTTGTTTTCCGTTAGATCTAAGTTGTTCTAGTATTTGAGGCAGCATTTTAATTACCATTGCAAAGTGTTTATAGTTTTTAATTTGAACCACTGCACCATCTTCTGTAACTGTTGTTCCGTCCTCGTTAATGTCTAGTACAAGTGCGTTATTATCTTTAGTTAAGAAAGTAGTTTTTCCTGTTCCGAACTTTCCATACACCGCAAATTTGTAAAACTTATGTGCATTCTGCTTGCTGATGTCCTGTATTCCTAATTGTGTTAAAAGGTCTTGATCTTCACTCATTGAAATCGACCTCCTCGTATTCCGTTGTTTCAGTAACCACTTTCTTAATTGCTACATGATTGTTCATATCAACCTCAGCATCTTCTAATCCGTTAAATTCTCGCGCATCTCTTTTATCTGTTGAATATTTGACTGTTGGATTGTTATAAGTAGGTCTGTTAATGATATAAAGATTAGTTTCTTTCATTTTGATTAGATATGTCACTGTACTTTTCATAGATAGTCCCCACTTTCTGCAACATACGTTCTAGTTCTTCAATAGTTGCTTCTAGATCTTCAATTTCAATTCGTTTGTTGTGGTTATCTTTCAGTAAATCTTCAATTTGTATGTTTTTTTGTTCATTGTTTCTTACTAATTTTTCGTACGTTTCTAATCTGATAGTGATAAGTTCTTTATCCAAAGTTGACGTCCTCCGCTATATTTTGTATTCTAATAATGAATTTAATTTGCTAATTTTCTTGGACTGTTACTTGTTGGCGCAAGTATCAGTTTTTTTTATTTTTTGAAAAAAGTAATCTTCAAAGAATACATATGAAGCTAATGCAGTTAGGAAACCGAATCCCACTCCTTTGAAGAAGTCACCAGTAATAAACATGAGTACAAAACTGAATGCTGCAAATGCTGCTAATGACCAGTAATAACTTTTCATTTCTTTTTCACCTCCTTAAAAATACGTTGCGCTATACTTGCTTCATCTCCTTATAGAAAGGAGGTGGATTTTCTATGACAAGAAAAAAAGATATAAAAGATTTAGAGAAATCTTTGAATAAAGCTATCCGATATATTGATGTTCACTGTGTAAACTGTGGAAAGGGATATACTGTTGACCTCAAAAAATCGAAAGCAAAATGTCCAAAGTGCAAAACTGAAATGAAGATTTCCTAATCTTTTGGGTGACGTTTATTCGTCACTCTTTTTTATCGCGTTAACTTTTGCTTTAAATTTAAAGTTATTTATTTCTTTCAACTTGTTGTCAGTCTTTGCAGATAAACTTTTTAATTTACGATGGTATCTTTTATATAAATTTGTTTGATCTTGCAATTGGTCTAGTAATGATTCTGCTTCTCTAATGAGTTCTTTAAATTCACCTAAATTTGTTTGAATTTCAACTTTTACTTTTTTATTCTTCTACCTACCGAACATCTAACTCACCTCCTTAAAATGAAAGATTTCGTGAAATCTATCTTCTAAAAATTTTTCCATCTCTTTTCCGATGAAGCAGTATTGATCATTGTTGTGTTTCGGATAATGTCCGAACTCTTGAATAATACTTTTGTACTTCGGAATTTCTAAGATGTTCGCTTTCAACCAATTTCGAGATTTGCCGGTCTGTTCTTCCAAATCCTTCATGGACCACCAAACTTTAGTCATCTGTATTACCTCCTTTAAATTAATCCTTCATCTCTTAACACTTGTTCAATCGCACCATATTCCAGCATGAATTCATACCAGAACTGACATAATACTTCACTAGGTTGAGTCATGCACTCACCTCCTTTAATTCCGCTCGATTGTGGGGTTGTTTGGTTCAGGTACAAGTTTGAAATGTTTTTCAATCTCTTGCGCTGCCCAATGCATTACTTCTTCTAAGTGTTGTTCTCTGCTTACTTCTATTGTTTCTATTTTGCCTGCTTCTTCTATAGTGTGTTCGTATGATTCTGATTCATCGTTACTATCCATTTGTAAATAATAATGAACAATCGTAAGTATGTTTCTTTGTTCTGGTGTCATCATGATTCCTCCTATATTTCAATTGCTGACGGTCTAACATCTTTGATAAATTGAATTGCTAAATCTACGTCTTTACGTTTGATGTGGTTGTTTGGTGCGTTACCTTTCATGCCTAAATGTTTTTTAGTAAGTACGAGAAGTCTGCTTTTAACCTTGCCTACTTGATAACGATATTCTTCTTTTGCTTTCTTGTTAGCGATGGCTTGTTCATACACATCACCTACTAATAAAGTATCGATAGTCATTTGTAGGCCATAACTTTCAAGTGTTTGTTCAGCTTTTGATTTAATTGCAAACTTTATGGCATCAATGTCTTGTGGTGTTACGTACTCGCCTTCAAACTTATTGTTCAAAGCATCGAGTTTTTGATGACTTACTTGGCCTGTGGAAATTAAGTAATCTAGTTTGTCGCTAACTAACTGTTCAATAAGTTGGTTCATATCATCTAATGAAGTAATTCCATAAGCACTTGCTAACTCATTATGTTGTCTTTCAACTTTGATGAAATAACCTCTTATTTTTCTTCCGATTTCACTACGTTGTATCATTGAAATTTCTTTTGCCATATCAAGTGTCATGATGTGGTCATCAGTAAGCTTGTAGCCACCATTTGCAATTGGACTTTTTTGTCTGTTTGTAATGTAATCAATGTTTTCTTCAAATCCATAAGCAATCATTCTGTTTATCCATTTTGGATACGGAGTTTTAATTTTTAGTCCTTTGTGTAATTCACGTCCACTTACTGCAACTGTTCCATCATCGTTACGTTTAAAATTGAATAGTTGTTGAATTTCGTTCATTAATTCTTCACCTCTTCTTTAATTTCTAAGATTTTTGCAATACGTTTCTTTTGCTCAAATGCATCTCTGCGTCCACGTAAGATATCAGATAAGTAAGCACTTGAAATACCTAACATATCTGCAAGTTGTTTATTCGTGATGTTACGTTTAAGTAATTCCATTCTTACTTTCATGCCGAATTCTGTTGTTGCCATGATTTCCACTTCCTTTAACTTTTTTTCTAAGCGTATAAATTACCTATTGAAAGCAAATAACTTTTATGCTAATATTTAAGCATAGCTTAATAAACCTATAACAACGCTATTGAGCACTGTTAATGCAGTCTCTTTACTCGTTCCCCAACGAATATTTGTTATTTGTTTAACGGCTAAATTTAAAGCTTAAATACAGTATAATAACTTATTTGCTATTTGTCAAACTAAAATAACAAAAAAGTTAACTGTAATAGGAGAATTTTATGAATTTAGTTAAAAGAATACGCAATTTATGCAACTCAAAAAACATGACTTTTGCTGAATTAGAGAGAGTTTTAGGTTTTTCAAACGGTCAAATTAGACGTTGGGAAAGTTCTAAACCAGGTATTGATAAAATTCAAAAAGTAGCCGACTACTTCGATGTATCTGTTGACTACTTATTAGGTAGAGAAAAAGATGAATACACTGGTGAACAAGAAGACGAAGAAATTCGTATTATGCATCGTGGTGTAAAAAACATGACTAAAGAAGAGAGAGAAAAAGCACTAAAAATGTTTGAAACTTTCTTTGATAATTGGGATGAATACACTAAAGACAAGTAAGGGGATTTTATTGTGCATTTTATTTATCAAAATTCATTTTTAAAAGCAGCGCGTGCTGTAAACGCCGTAATTGAAACTAATTATATAGATGAGTTCCCTTTACCCATTAAAGAAATTATTGAAAATGATAGTAATGTGGAATTATTTACTTTCAAAGAATTTTGCAACATGACTGGTTATACATTGAAAGAATTACTAACCTATGGTGGTTCTGATGAAGCTTTTCATATTAAAAAAGGCAATAAGTTTGCCATTATTTACAATGAAAATGTTTATAATAGAAGATTACGTTTTACGTTAGCTCATGAATATGGGCATTATATTATGCAACATGACGGTATGAGTTATAAGAGCACACCTATTTTTCATGACGCTCAACGCACCCGTATAGAGGAATATGAAGCAAATTCCTTTGCCTCGTGTTTGTTATTCCCTCTGGATATTCGATATAAATATCGTAATGTATTAAATATAGGTGATGTAGCAGATATGTTCAAAATAAGTTATCAAGCTGCAAAAGTAGCGTTAGACATCTTTGATGAACATATGGATAGTGGTTTAGAAGACCACATATCTATGTTTGAATATAGGCACATGGAAACATATATATCATTTCTCGATGAAATGTTAGGAGAACAGTTAGCAGAATATAATCACATAATGAGAACAGAATATGGATTTTAGGAGATGATTATTTGAAAATCAATATGTCTTTAAATGGAGTAAAAATTGAAGGTGACTATCAAAAAGAAGGTTTAATGGCATATCAAGCCAGATTAAAATCACCTACAAAACTAGGAACACAACACATTGTTGATAAGTTATTACAAAGTGACAAAGATATATCCCTTGAATTAAAAGATACAGGGGAAAAATGGGAATTCTATATGAATGGAATTTATATCAGCCATGTACTAGATAGTAAATATAAAGCGGTTGGTTATAGAATGAAAGATTTAGATCATATTGACATAATCAAAGAAGAAACTAAGTCAGGATATAATAAAATCACACCTATTATTTATAGTAAATTTGATAGTTAATCACTAAAACTAACTACGTCAATTACGTTATTCAGTTCGAGCCGTTGCAGGTTTTTAAATATATAAATAAAGAAGAATAGAGGGGATAAAAAATGAAAAATGATTTAATAGGATAAACACATATGCTGAACTTTGTGGAAACACAAAGAAGCCACCGATAAAAAACGGCGGCGATAACAATTTTGAAAAATATTGGTTCTCCAGCTACTAATGCATTAAAAGATATTGCAAAACAACAGCCATCATTATCTAAAGCATTTGGACTAAAAAATGTTAAAGGAGTTGGTGTGATTAACAACTTACCATCTATGAAAGTACAATCTCGATTTGCAAAAAGTATCGCTGGAACAACGAATATTGGTAATTTATTGCCCTTCTATACAGTAATGTATAGTTTGCATCGGGTGAATTCAAAGGAAGCCTAAGTTTGATGATACGGTGACTTTGAGCCAAGCCTTTAATTAGGAAGGTGCAACGCATAGTTTCTGAAATAACGAAACCACGAGCGCCCGATATCCTATTAATCAAATAATAACATAAACTAATTGTTTTTAATAACTATTACTTATTAATGAAGGTTTAACTTGACAGGGCATTCACTTGCCCTATTTTTTACCCCCCACTCTTGGGCGAAAGGAGGTTGAGGATGGAATTTAACGAAGTTAATAGAATAAAGGAGGTTGAGGGATGGAAGAAGCTTGTTAGTTTCAAGAGCTATCTTTAATATTGACTAATAAAGAAAAAACATCTATAATGCAAGTATGAAATAGTTGTTCTATGAAACGACTCAAAAAAACCTCTCATGCTTGCATGAGGGGTTTTTTCGTTGTAGGAGAGAATTCTATTGAAAGATATAAATGCCATAAAAACTTATTTAAAGACTTCCAAAGAATCAAAACCATATTTAAGTTGTAAAGAACAATTAATTTTATTAAAAGATAGAGGATTAATTATTGATAACGAAGAATTTGCGTTGCTACAACTAGAAACAATTTCCTATTATTCATTGATTAACGCTTATTCTCATTTTTTTAAGGATAAAGACAACGACCATTTTGTAGAAAATACACATTTTAGAGATTTGTTTCATTGTTATCAAAATGATATGAGATTAAAGAATTTATATTTTAAATACTTAATATTGATTGAACAATCTTTAAAGAATAATGTTGCTGCGGTAGTAGCTAAAAACTTTGGTGTCAATGAACCTAAAATAAAAAATAAAAATAATCCAAAATTTTTCGATAGAAAATATAGTTATCTAGATACTTACTATTATGATCCTCATAAAAGCAAAAGAGCTGGAGTATTGGATGATATTAGCAAATCTTTAAATTGGAATAAAGTGGAATCGATAAAACATTATAAGAGTAAACATAACCATGTGCCACCATGGATAATAATATTACCTCACAATTTCGGTTTAACAATTAAGTGGTTAAGCATTTTAAAGAAAAAACATAAAGTAGAAGTTTTAAAAAATATTTCTAATATAACAGATAACGAAAAAGAGTTATCAAGTATAGGGGTTGATTCACTGAATTTACTAAGAGAATTCAGAAACAGAATAGCACACGGCCATAGATTTTATTCTTTTAAATCTGAATCCCAATTATCTCGAGCACATTTCAATAATATAATTGAGTACGAATTAATTTTGAAAGAAGATTATGCTAAAGACATTGGAAGAAATGATTTATATGCATTAACTTTAATAATTCTTTTGTTTACTAGAAACAAACCAACACGAGATAATTTAATAGAAGAATTATTCAAATTATACGGAGAAATGGATCAATACAACAAAATAAATTTACTAGAATCAATCGGTTTTACTTACGATCTAATACGAAAACTTTCTTTTTTTAATGAAAATTATCTTTGAAAGTTTAATCAATAATTCTGGGTACACCACCGTACCCTTATTATTTTTTTACCTTTTTAAGGAGGGATTACAATGACTGTCAGTAAAAGAAAGGAACGCAACACATGGCAATACGCTTTCGGTTATGAAGGTAAAACTTATCGCAAAAGCGGTTTTAAAACTAAAAGAGAAGCAACAGAAGCAGAAACAAAAGCGCGTGCAGAATTGTCAGAAGGTATGCAATTTGATAACGATGTAACACTGCATGATTATTTTAAAGAATGGGCAGAAACTTATCGCAAGCCTAATGTGTCCAAAATCACGTACAGAACCTACACTACTATTATTAAGTTATTAGACAGTCATAAAATCGGTCATACGCCATTAAAAAATATCACTCGCAGAATGTATCAAAAATTCATCACAAGTTATGCAGAAGAACATTCCAATGAAACCATACGTAAATTTAATGGCAATATATCTACTGCAGTTGACGATGCTGTGCATGAGGGTATTGTCAAAAAGAATTTCACTTATAAGGTCACGTATAAAGGTCAAGTTGAAGCACAAAAAGAAGATGAAAAATATATTACTGTGGCAGAGTATACCAAATTGAAAGAAGCCGTTAGAGAAAGTAATGCACGATCATCACTTATTTTATTCATCATGATTGCTACGGGTTGCAGAATAAGCGGTGCAATCAGATTACAATATGACTTTATTAATAAAAAGGATTGTACTTTGTATATAGATGAAAACAAAACAGATACCTCCCCTCGTACTGTTTCGATTACGCCAAATGATATGCAGCATATTCTAAGTGTGATTGACAGTTATCCGAAAAATATGAGCGGATTGGTTTTCGACTCCATAACGACTAATGCAGTAAATAAAGCACTCAAAGGCTACTGCCAACGTTTGAATATAAAACCGATTACATCTCATGCGTTACGTCATACACATTGTTCTTATTTATTAAGCAAAGGTATATCCATTTATTACATTTCTAAAAGATTAGGCCACAAAAATATCAAAACAACTTTAGAAGTGTACTCTCATTTATTAGAGGAAAGTTACGAAGCAGAAAACGATAAAGCTATCAATGCTTTAAAAGTTTTGTAGCGGAACTACACCAGAACTACACCAAATAGCCGAAAACACTGGTATTTAGGCGTTTATATAATCCCTCCCAGGACGTCTATTAGAGCCTTTAACCCTTGTGGTTATGGGCTTTTTTATTTTTATAGGGAAAATTTAAGGAAATCAAATTCAATAAACTCTTATGTTACGAACGCTAAAGATAATTAAATAAAATAGAAATATAGTTTATAAAGATGATAACTAACATTGTTAAATAAAAAAACCACTACTTTGTCTAAAAAATAGCGGTTACCTAGTAGAATTTTCGTTAAAAAACTTTTACTGCCCATAAATTATTTGTCATAAAATCATTTTAATTATGCTTTTCGCTTGGAAGAATCAATTGGAAAGGGTCTACAAATAATGGTTAAACTATATTGCTTGATCATACACATATATAATTCTTTCCCCAGAAGTCACTCCATTATTATTATCAGAACCAAATAAATCTGTGGAAAATATTTCTTTCAAAAACAACAATGGTGTTATTACAAAAAATAAAATGAGAGTTATTTTTTCATGCTGTTACCTCTGTTAATCATTTATGTCTGTAGTTGTTTATATTCTTGTTATTCTATCTTTATATTAACTTTTTTTGACCTCAGTCATTTAATTGCTTTGAAAATAATAAGGGCAGCGTAGATTTCCTGATTATTTTTATTTGTAGTAAGACACTGTCAAAATTAAGCCGTAAGGATTTTCTTTC